GTGTTAGGTGCTACAGTAATAGTATGAGTGCCGGAGGGAGAACCTGCACAAACAATCATCTTGTTCATGCCGTCAGAAATGGTGCCATCTGTTGTAGTCAGGTTTGAGCTTGTGCCGCTAAGACTAAGCGTCACGACACCGTTTAGTGCGGTGTCAATAATGTCAAAGTTTAGGTTTGTGGTATCGCCCCACGTTCCTGACTGTTCGCCAGTATTTGGCTTTTCAATCCCTGTTCTAGTAGTATATGAACTAGCCATTTATGCGACCTCTTTCCAATCAGCAGACTGATCCGGGACTATGGTAGACCACGGCCCTGCACCAGAAGGGGTAATATCAGACCAATTAGCCTGTTGGTCAGGCCTTATGGTTATTTGACCCCAGATAAAGACAATACCAATATTTCCGCTTGCTGACAATCCTGTAACGCCATATGCGGACTCCAGAACAACATTGCCAGAACTAATAGCAAGCGGCGGGCTTGTAAGCGAAACAACGACGTTAGCCTCAATAGACGCATCGCCAACTACACCTGTAGCGGCTTGACCTGTAAGTATAGCCGCGGCGGGGGCTTCTGGAGTAGTGGTGGAGGCGGTAGCGGAAACACCAGTCGGGAAGACATTTGCGGTGCCTTCTACCTGTTCATCCCCAAAACCAACGGTGCCGGTAAGGCCGGTCTCTGTAACTAAAGCCCCACCTGCGGCAAGCGGACTGCCCACACCACCAGTGGCTTCAACCCCCGTAACAGTAACGGGAATGGCTTCATTCCAAGCACCTTCGCCCCAAGTGCCTCTGCCCCATCCCGTAATGTTAGCCACGGCTTACTCCGTTAGGCTATGCGGATAATGGCGTTTGAAGCGTCCGCTGTTGGGAACTGAATGGTAAATGTGCCAGATGTCGATGTTTTATCTGAACCAAAATCCAAAACAGCTACAGCCGCGTTAGTAGCAGAGCTATTGTAGATCAGAGCGCCACGAGCGGTAATTGTAGCTGTAGTGAAGCTCAAATCAGCAAAGTCTGTAATAGCGGTTGTGCCACTTGTGCTTGGTGTTACGTTTGTCAACGTACCGCCACCAGAACTATAGGAACCACTGTTAGCTACCTCGCCTGTGGTGGTAAAAGCAGTAGTTGTAGCACCCAGTGTTGCGGTTGTGCCCGACTTACCGCCACCACCAATTGCATACAAAGCAAGCTTAAAAGTGTTGCCGGTTGAATTTGTAAAATTGTGTGTACCCGTTAGGAGTTGCGACTTAAATGAGGTACACATTGCTTGGGTAATTGCCATTATAGTCTCCTAATAAAATCAGCAATGTCGTTATGACCAGCGTTACGCAAAGTCTGGCATATAGTACCACGCTCCTCGCGTTTAGCCAAGTCAATGTAAAAGCGCACAACGGCTTCTACTCTATCGGCAAAGACCTGTGCCTGCTCTTTGATAGCCGGGGGCGCGTCGTCAGATACATACACAATCTTTTTACGCGCCATTTCAGCTATTTGATCAGAAGACAACCCGCCATTATCGGACGTTGTTACGCCGATACTTCCTACGTCTATTCCTGTGCCAACACTAATCATTATAAGTCACTCCCGGAACATCATGTCTTCCAATAAGAACCGGATCCTCCAAAGGCTCCGGTGGCCGTAAAACTTCTTTGTTTTCAGATACGTACTCAGATTGTGGCATGATTAGAAGGTTGCCCTCTTTTATGGTCTGAACAAGGGGGTCTGGCAATCGGTGGTAGCCATAAAGCTTTTCGTTTTCGGGGACGTTTGTGTCCATGAAACCCGAGGTTTGAGCTATTTCTATCTGCATACCTTTTGATAAAGCTATAGCACACCAAAACTCACAACAGGCTCGACCCGCTTCGGCAAAATTTATGTTTTGCTTGTAACTAAAATCAACCCCATACAAATGAAGCTTAGATACCTTTTTATTGTAGATAGCATAAGCTATCGCATAAGCTACGGTATTGTTAAAATAGGCATAACCAAGATCGGAAACCACCTCTTTTAGGGGGTATGGCTCTATTTCTGGAACTCTTTCATCCGTGCAACAAGAATATATAGGGCCTTTGTTTGGAGTCTTTAATAGAAACTCTTGAGCTATTCCTGTTTGTTTCCCCGCTTTTATGTCGTCTAAAAACCGACTAGCCGGGTCCATCATAAAAGTTTTGTCTACGTGAAATATGGCACCAATGCTGTTTATTCCCCACACTTCATCAAATTTCTGCGAGTTTATGCGCGATAGGACGTACTCAGAAAACGAGCCGCCAAGCGCCACTATTGCTACATTCATGTCTTTTGAGTCCTCACTAACCCGTCGCGGTAAGCTTCGGTATTTTCTACGCCTTCGCCATAATTCTTTAGGCGAAGCGCGGCTTCCTCAAACTGCTGCTTATACATCTGCAAGAGGTTAGGATCCCCTTTCATAAAGATATAAGCCTCGACCAAAGAGCCATATAAAAGCGCATCTGGTGCGTTTTCCCCAAGCCATGACGTGCCTGCCGCACCCGTAATAGAAGCAGGTCTATAGTAATAGTGTAGTTCAACCGTATAGTCCTGATCCGGAGTAGGAGCTATAAGAAAGTTATCAACGTCAAAAATACCGTAATATCTAGGTGCCCCGGTAGTAGACGGAGTAGGCCAGTAAGTCTGTAAAAAATTTACGTCCTTTTGCTCTAAAAAAACGTGATCTGTGCCGGAACCGTTGTTGTAAGACAAAGAGAAGGTCGCTAAATAATCTGTGGGCTGACTTAAAAACCGGTTACCTGTAGTCATTACCGCGGCCACATTCCTGCGGAACACATCAAGATCTACAAGCTTCAGTATCTTCTCTTCCGCATTACGGATAAAGTTATCAAGATTGTTTACAAACGTGGTTTCGTCGTTTTCCGCATAATCTTGGATAGCTTGTTTTAATGTAGTTTGTGTGTACGACATTATACTACCACCGTTACAGAACCTAGGTTAGATGTAACAGAGTTTCCGGTTACACTCAAAGATAAATTCTGACTTGTCTGAATTGTAACTTGACCTAAACCCCCTACATTAACCGGACTTCTTATGAAAGTTACGTCCGTTAAGCTAAAAACAGGGAAAGTAACCGTTACATTCTCGTTTTCGTTACGGTCGGGCCTAGCGTCTTTTAGCGCTTGAGCATCAAACACTTTACGAAACGGCTCAAGTTGTGGATGCTTCTGCTCCCACTCATCTTTACCAACAAGAAGTCCGTTCCATTCTCGGCGCATGTCCTTATACCGGTAACGAAACCCAGACCGGTCAGATATAGCATAGGAGTCTTTTCCAGACGCAAACCTAGACATTAGTTTGTCCTAAAATACTGATATTGAGGAACCACATTAAATGAAGCACGATCTCTATCTTCTGCCATCGCTCGCTCAAACTCTTCCTCATACATTGCTTTTAACAACTGAGCTCTATTAGGCGCTCTCTTGATAGAAATGTAATAAGCCAGCCCCGCGGCAAGACACGGGTATAAACGAAACGGTACTTCCATAGTGTTGTTGTATTCGTCCGCGTCATCCATGCGGGTTAAAGCGTCAAATATAATTAAATCTGTGCTATTGTCTGGTACAGGCCACACTTTTAATTCAGGGGTGATTTGACGATCAAGAAAAAACTGGTTGGGTCTGCCGGATGTTGTTTTTGTGGGTATGGTCAAATAGTCATCTCGACTCATACGCTCTAAGCCATAGTCTGTTCCATCTCGACGAACAACGACAGAAAGAATGTCGATTATGTCGGCATTTAAAGTGTAATTACCCGTGCCCGATGTTACCACCTGAGTCCTTTGAGCAATTGTCCACTGATTTAACCCGCGGTTAGCCCACTCCGCGAGCATGAGGTTTAGAGAACGACGCGCTGTCTTGAGGTCATAACCAGTACGAACCTCAAGACCGCATCGCTCAAAAGCCTCTTCAACGTAATCCGCTACATCGAGTTCAAAATTAGTGCTGCCGGATGTGGCCATGCTACTTCTTCTTTACCATACCGCCGCTACGCATCTTCTTAACCATGCCGCCGCCGCGCATCTTCTTAACCATGCCGCCACCGCGCATCTTCTTTACGGCACCGCCCTTTTTCATCATTTTACGAGGTTTCATCGCCATGCTTTAATCTCCTGTGTAGCTCGGCTCGTTTACTGAATATGGCTTCTGCGTCATATTCGACTAGGTAATTGTCATAATAACCTTTTTCCGCAAGTTTGTCTGCTGATTCTTGTAGCTTAGACAAGCGTTGCACAAAAATCATAGCATACTCATCTTCTACCATTTGCATAAAAGATTGGTCATCAACAAAGTCATTTGCTTCATCATAAGGATGAAAACCCATTACCCACATGTCTTTTTCGATAAAAACGCCTTCAGATATAGCTGTGTTTAGGTCATCTAAATATGAATGAAACTTGTCGGGGTCTTTTTCAAACGCCATGTCTACAATAATACATAGGTCAAAAACGTCTTCCCATTGAGATATGGTGCTGTACAAGGCTTGATAGCTAGGCTCATGTTTAAAAAGTATCGCCACCTTGTTTTCCTGCCACGCCTTCTGAGCGTAAGGACAAGCAGGAAGATTGTTGTAAAAAGGATTGGGCTTTTGAAGCGTGTGCTCAGACCATGCGATAATCTCATCGCAGATCTGTTTTTCTTTATCTACATAAAAAGCTAACGAGTTCATGCTTGAGATACCGATCCTTTTGTGCGTTTACGGCGGTTTGACATCACCGCTCCACACCCCCTAGCAACAGCAGTTCCCGGTATACGTTTTCCGTTAAAAGGGCGTTTAGGTGGAGTAACTGCGCCCCCAGAAGCCATCTTTGTTACCTTCGCAGCTTTTGTATTAGCGACTGTAGTCTTTCCTTTAGCGCCTGCACGTTTCTTTTTACGTGCTGTTGAAGCGCGTTCAGACTTGCTAAGACTGTTAGCTTTAGATCTAGGGAGACAACGATCAGGGTTACGTTTATCTTTTGAAGTGCCGCACGGGCCTTTGATAGAGCCATCTGAACCAATCCTTACCCAATCCTGTTTCAACCATTTTTTGAGTTGCCCCATTACTTGCCCTTTCTTTTGCCGCCTTTTGACTTTTTGGCATAGTTGGGGTCTTTGCAGTATTTGGATGCGGCCAAGTTTGCATACGCCGACGGGTACGTGTCAAAAGTTCGTTTAGCCCAAGCCTTGCCTTCAGGGCAAATCTTACCACCGCTTTTTACCTCGCCACCTTTTTTCATTTTCACAACACCGCGTTTTACGGCTTTAGGAGCAGGGCAAGCGCCTCTGCCAAGATTTACTGCACTTCCCATTAGAACACCTTTTGAAC